AAGGAACCCGTGGTCCTGCTGCCCGAGACCGTGGCGCATTTCGCCCCGATCCCCGACCCGTTGAGCCCGCACCGCGGGATGAGCTGGCTGACGCCGGTGATCCGCGAGATCCAGGCCGACTCGCAGTTCACCTCGCACAAGTCCACGTTCATCGACAACGGCGCGACGGTGAACCTCACCATCGAATATGACCCCGAGATCACCAAGGAACTGTTCGAGTTCGCCGTGGCGGCGTTCAAGGAGAACCACGAGGGCGCACACAACGCCTGGAAGACACTGCACCTCCTCGGGGGTAAGGCACACGCGATCGGTGCGGACTTCCAGCAGATGGACTTCACCTCGGTCTCCAACGCCGGAGCAGAGCGCGTCATCGCCGCATCCGGTATCCACCCCGCCATCCTCGGTCTGGCCGGTGGATTGCAGGGTTCGAGCTTGAACCAGGGCAACTTCGCGGCCGCGCGACGGCTCACCGCCGACAAGTGCCTGCGCCCGCTGTGGCGCAACGTCGCCGGGTCGCTCGCCCACATCATCAACGTGCCGCCGAGTACCGAACTCGCCGTGGACATGCGCGACATCGCCTTCCTGCGCGAGGACGAGAAGGACGCGGCGGAGATCCAGCAGACCCAGGCCAACACGATCAAGGCGCTGATCGACGCGGGACACGAACCCAAGTCGGTGGTGACCGCGGTGATGGCGGACGACATGAGCAAGCTGAAGCACACCGGCCTGTTCAGCGTGCAGCTCCAGCCACCCGGCACCACCCTGACGCCCACCACCAACGGCAAGCCGCCGCAGCCGGTGGGGGCCAATGGCAACGGAAACCTAGACGAAGGGTAAAAGGTAGGGCCTATGAACGTCGAGCTTCCGCGCAACGACCTGTACCTGGGGTTCCGTGCCGGTGTTGAAGTGCGTGAGACCAGCGAAGGCCCGCCGACGCTGTTCGGTCACTTCACCAAGTTCAACGAGCCGACCGTGATCGACTCGTGGGAAGGCCGGTTCGTGGAGGAGATCGCCCCCGGAGCGTTCACCGAGTCGTTCGAGCGCATGGTCCCCAAGGTGACGCTGAACCACGGCCACGATCCCCAACTCGGAGATCAGGTACTCGGCGTGCCTTCCGTGATGCGCGAGGACGTGCAAGGGCCGTACTACGAGGTGCCACTGTTCGATGGCGTGCCGACCCTCGTGATGAGCGGTCTGCGGGCCGGTGCATACGGTGCATCGTTCCGATTCCACGTCGATGAGGAGGAAGTTGACCGCGATCCCGGCGAGAGCGAGGCCAACCCCGAAGGACTTCCGGCGCGCACGATCACCAAGGCGTCGGTATCGGAGTTCGGCCCGGTGACGTTCCCCGCCTACGAGGGCGCGACGGCCCAGCTCCGCAGCCTCACCGACGTGTTCCGCCCCGTTGACTTCGACCAAGAGCTTGCGCAGATGGCGCGGGAACATCCGACCGACCTGGCCGTGATGATCGAACGGGCGCTGAAGCCAGCGCCAGCACCGAAAGCCCCCGAACCCACCGAACCGGCACCGAGTCGGTTCCGCACCAGAGAGGACTTCCTGACATGGATGTCAACGAGCTGAACGACCTTCGTTCGGTGGAGGAACTGGCGAACGCCCAGAAGGGCGTCAAGGGCGAGATCATGGCCCTGGAGGAAGAGTTCGCCGGTCTGCCCTACCCCGACGACGCACGAGAGAAGTACGCCAGCCTCCGCGAGGTGAACGACGAGATCGACACCCGCATCGTGGAACTGGACAAGCGCGAGAAGTACGCGCGGCACCTCGCCGAGAACCCCGCCAACACCCAGTCCGCGGTGCTGGAGGTCAGGACCGAGCGCACCTCCATCAAAGAGCGCGACATCTACGACACGTCCAGCATCCGCATGGACCTGGACAACCCCTCACGCGGTCGGCAGGAATACCGCGACCGTGCCATGAGGGCCGCGGAGATCGCGCACTTCCCTGAGGTGGTCAAGCGCGACGCCGCGATGGAGCGCATCGGCCTCCTACTCGATGAGTACGACACGCCGGACGGGCAGCTCGCACGCCGTATCCTCAAGACCGGCTCACCGCAGTACCGTGCGGCGTTCCGCAAGTGGATGAGCGGCATCCCGATGACCGGTGAGGAGCAGCGTGCGTTCTCGCTCGCCTCCACCGGTATCCCGATCACGTTCACCCTGGACCCCACGCTGATCCCCGTCAGCGCGTCGGTGGTCAACCCACTGCGTGCGATCTCCAACGTGGAGCCGATCGTCGGGGCGAACGAGTGGCGGGGCACCACGGCGGCGGCTATCACCGCATCCCGTGCCCTGGAGGCCGCGCCCACGACCGACAACACCCCGACGTTGGCGCAGCCCGCCATCGTCTGTTCGCGCGTGCAGGCGTTCGTGCCGTTCTCCGTGGAGACCGAAGGCGACTGGCCCGGCATGGACGCCGGACTCGCCCGTCTGTTCGCCGATGCGAAGGACGATGAAGAGGCCACCGCGTTCTTCAGCGGTAACGGCACCCCGCCGAACCCCTTCGGACTGTCCACCGGCGTGACCGGTACGACGGCATTGGCGACGGGCCTGACCGTCACCGCGGCGAACCTGTACGCGATCGAGGCCGCGTTGGCCCCGAGGTTCCGCCCACGTGCCCAGTGGGTCGCCAACAGGGCGGTCTACAACATCATCCGGGCGCTGGACACCGCAGGCGGTGCCCAGTTGTGGCTGCGGATCGGTGAAGGCATGGCGAACAGCCCTGCACCCGACGGCGGGAACGGCAACACGGGGCTCCGGCTCCTGGGCTACCCCGTCAACGAACTGTCCACCGCACCGGCGACGCCGCTGGTGAACGGCACCAAGACGATCTTCTTGGGTGACTTCTCCATGTTCAAGATCATCGACCGGGTGGGCATGAACGTGGAGCTGGTGCAGAACCTCACCCAACAGGCCGTGGCAGGCGCAGGGTTCGGGTTCCCGACCGGACAACGCGGTCTGTTCGCCTGGTGGCGCAACGGCTCCAAGGTGCTGGACGCGGTGGGCTTCCGCGCAGGAACCGGCACCACCTAAGCAAGCGGTGGCAAGGGGCCGGGGGCGAGCCTCCCCCGGTCCCACCACCCCGATATGCAGGGGGAGACCCATGGAACGCAAGACACCGAACCCGGCACCCAAGGGACCGGTCCCCCCGACGCCCCGCGGCCCCCTATCGCCGGTGAAGGAGAAGCCAGCATCGTGAACTACTACCGCGCACGCACCGATGTGAACCTGCCCGTGGACGGGGGCATGGAGATGATCCCCCAGGGCTCACTCCTGCCCGCGCACAGCCCCATCATCAAAGGGCTGAACAAGAACGCGCTGGCCGAACACTTCAAGGAGGTCAAGCCCGGTGGCGGTGTCGATGATGGGTTCGGCCCCTTCGATGTCGAGGAGGCCACCGCCAAGCCCGGCACGAAGCGGGGCGCGCCCAGCGAGAAGTCCGAAGCCTCCAAGCAGGCGAAGTAGATGGCAACGTTCCAGGTGTATGGGATGTTCGGAGCCAACGCACTCGGCGGTGACGCCTCGGGTGACGCGGGCCAGATGGACCTTCTGTCTGACACGCTCAAGATGACGCTGCACACCTCGACGTACACCCCCAACATCGACACCCACGAGGCGTTCTCCAGCGCCACGAACGAGCTGTCCACGGCGAACGGCTACACCGCCAACGGCGCGACCAAGACGCTGACGTACAACGCCACCGGCAACATCTCCACGTTCGTCTGTGACGACATCTCGTGGACCGCTTCGGGTGGTTCGCTGGTGTTCCAGTATGCGGTTCTGCACGATGACACCGTCTCGACCGGCCCGCCCGTCAAACCGCTGATCGGCTACATCGACTGCGGTGCCCAGACGATCACCACCGGGAACACCTTCACGCTCGACGTCACCGCGTCCGGGCTGTTCACCGTCACCGTCACCTGAGAGGGAGGGCCGCGATGGGTCCCGAGGACCTGCTCCAAGCACGGCTCGACTGGCAGAACGACCGCGTGCAACGCGACCTGCTCACGCTCGAACGCGACGCCCTCGGTGTGCAGGTGTCTACCCTCGAAGCGGCCCTGGCGGTCGCCAACCTGGAGATCGAACGCCTCAAGGCGCTCATCGACGGCCAGACCCCAACGAAGCCGCCGCCACCCGTCCTGCTCAAGTCTTCGCTGGGGGTCAACGCTGAATCGTCGGCGCGGTTCCGGGCCGCCTACCTCGATGCCAACGGGATGACCGCACCACCGCTGAACATCGAGCGCATCTTCGCCCAGACCGAGAAGTGGGGAACGGGCAAGTGGCTGGACGTGGTGGGGGCCATCGACGCCGGACACACCCCGATCGCAAGCACGAAGGTCGCTGTGGGGTGGGCGCAGTTGCCGTCCAGTTCGGCGGAGATCTCCCGCCTGGACGCCATCGTCAACGGCCTCGTGTCCCAGGACATCGACCAGTTGCCCATCACGCCCAGGTTCGCGGTGCAGCACGAACCCGAGAAGGCATCCGGTGGCACCCCGGCCGACTTCAACAAGATGCAGAAGTTCCTCGTGACCCGCTACGCCGCGAAGCTGCGGGCCGCGGGCTGGGACCTGTGCATGATCTTCATGAACGGTTCGTTCTTCGTGCGCCCGGACGGCACGACCTACACGAAGTGGACGCGGCCCAACCTGGAAACCGCGATCGCCGGGGTGGACATCGTTGACGTGTTCGCCGACCTGTACGAGAAGCCCGGGGGCGGCGAACCGTGGGCCACCGCAGACGTGGGCGACCCGACCTCCACCAAGTCCACCTTCCGCGGTTACGTGGACTTCTGCAACGCGAAGCACTTCAACATGGGCGTGTGCGAATTCGGGATCAACCGCAAGCAGACCGACACCACGGGCGCACAGCCCGCCAAGTTCATGAACGACCTCGCCGCCAGTCCGCTGTTCGATGAGGTCGAGTTCTGGATCTACTACGACCGCGACGTGGGCGAAGGTGGGGCCACGGGCAACCACCGGATCTCCCAGTTCCCACTCGCCATGAAGTCGTACGCCAAGCTGGGGGGGTAACCCCCGGTGGCGATCACGGTCACCGAACTCCTGACCGCTTCGGTCACGACGAACAACACCACCTTCACCACGGCGTCCATGACGCCCGCCACCAACGGCGACACGGTCTGGGCGTTCGTCACCTGTTCCAAGGCCGCCACCCCCGCCCCGACGGTCACCTCCATCACGGGCATGGGCCTGACGTGGACCGTGGTGAAACAGGGCAACGAGGGTGCCGGTACCAACGTCCACCGCGGCGAGATCTGGCAGGGCATCGGCACGGCCTCATCGGGCACCGTTGACATCACCTGGTCGATCGCCACGACCGGCGGGGGGTGGTCGTTCCTGCAGTTCGCCGGGGCCAACGACACCACGCCGCTGGCGGGTTCGCAGACCGTCGCCGCTACCGATCCCGGTTCGACCCAGACATCGGGTTCGGGCACACTGCCCGGTTCGGTGACGGCGGGCAACATGACGGTGGGGGTGTTCACCCACGCCGTACAGGAGGCTGTCGCCGCTGGGTCTGGGTTCACTGCATTCACCACGAACTACGCCAGCCCGCCCACCGGCATCGCCTCTGAATACAACGCCTCGGCGTCATCGGCGGTCATCGACGCATCGTGGACGACCACGGCACGCTGGACGATGGTCGGGGCCGAGGTCGCTGCCGCAGCCGGTGGCGGCACCACGGTGCAGGTCTCCACCCCCGGTGCCATCACCTTCACGGGCCAAACCGTCAACCTGATCCAGACCCAGGCGGTCGGTGTCGGTGCGCTGACCCTGACCGGGCAGACGGTCAACCTGCTGCAGTCGCAATCGGTCACCCCCGGCGCGATCACGCTCACCGGTCAAACGGTGCTGCTGCGTACCTCGATGGTCGTGAACCCCGGGGCCATCACCTTCACAGGCCAGACGGTCAACACCGGGGGAGTGACCACGGTCTCGGTTACCCCCGGCGCTGTGACCTTCACGGGGCAGTCTGTGCTGCTCAAGAACACCGTAGCGGTGAGCCCTGGGGCATTGACCCTCGCGGGCCAGACCGTCGCTCTGAGGCAGCTACAGGCGCTCTCGCCCGGGGCCATCACCTTCACGGGCCAGACGGTGGGCGTGGTAGC